AGGCCGGCAATGATGCGGAGGCGAACAAATCCGACCTGCAGCGGATCGCAGAGAACTATGAGGACGCGCTGGAGCAGGCGCTGGTCTATACGGCCATGTACGCCAGCATCGACGTGTCCCGCGCTGGCAATGTGAGCCTGTTCAGCGACTACGGCGCGGCGACCCTTAGCGATGCGACGGCGCAGCTGGTGGTGGACCTGAACAGCCGGGGCATCCTGTCGAACGAGACGACGATCCGCGAGATGCAGCGGCGCGGCGTCATCAGCGAGGATATCAGCCCCGAGGATGAGCTGGAGAAGGCGAGGCAGGATGGCCCCAAGCTGGGCGAGCTGGGGGTGATGAGTGGCGACGGTCAATTCCCGCCTGCTTGATGAGGCCATCGACCACGAAGTAGACCTGCGCCGCTACCAGCTGGGCGTGGTCTACCGGATGATCGCCATCCTCAACCGGGCCGATTCGGCGCTGGTGGCGCAGCTGGCTGAGGCCATGATGCGGCTGGATGCCGATAGCTTCACGGTCGAGCGGCTGGAGGCGATGCTCAACGCGGTCAGGATGACCAACCACCAAGCGTTCGCTGCTGTGTTCGCGGCGCTGGAGCCGGAGCTGCGGGCGCTGGCTGAGGTCGAGGCGGCGTATCAGCAGCGGATGATGTCCCAGACGCTCCCTGCGGCCGTACAGGCGCGTTTCCCGCTGGCGGCGGTCACTGCCGAGCAGGTCTATGCGGCGGCGGTCTCCCAGCCGTTTCAAGGCCGTCTGCTGGCAGGCTGGGCAGCCAACCTGGAAGCCTCCCGCCTCCAGATGATCGCCAGGACGATCCAGAACGGATTTGTCACCGGCCAGACCACGGCCGATATCGTGCGGATGATCCGGGGCACGAAGGCGCGCAAGTTCGAGGACGGCATCCTCAACCGGTCGCGCCGGGAGTTGCAGACGGTGGTGCAGACCGCCCTGTCGCACGTTGCCCAGACCGCCCGCGATCAGTTCGTGGACGCCAATCTGGACATCATCAAGGCGGTCAAGTGGGTCTCCACGCTGGACGGGCGGACCTCGGCCATGTGCCGCATCCGCGACGGGCTGACGTACACCGCCACCAAGCCGCACAAGCCCATCGGGCATAAGGTGCCATGGGGGCAGGGGCCGGGGCGCATCCACTTCAACTGCCGGTCGGTCTCGGTGCCGGTCACCAAGTCGTGGCGGGAGCTGGGGATCGACGCGGACGAGATGCCAGCAGGCACCCGCGCCAGCATGGACGGTCAGGTTCCGGCGGACATGACCTATGCGCAGTGGTTCGCCAAGCTGCCCGCCGAGCGCCAGGACCAGATCGTAGGCCCCGAGCGCGGCAGGCTGTACCGTCAGGGCAAGGTCAAGTTCGACGGGTTCTACGACGACCGGGGCCGCTGGCTCACACTGGATGACTTGCGGCGCAGGGCTGGGCTATGATAGGGCCGTCACTGACGGAGGCCCCATGAAAGCCCTGCCCATCGCCATCATCGTCGGCTCAATCGCCCTCGGCATCGCGTTCGTCGCGGTGGTGGGCAAGGAGTCGCCCGAGACTCAGCAGAAGCACGTGGACCGGCTGAAGGTCTACCGCTGCGAACAGCAGTACGACGCGATCAAGGATGAGCGCAGGGTTGAACCCTCGACGCTCAGGGTTGCGTGGGAGGCGTGCCAGATGCTCCGGCGCGACTACCGGCAGAAGTGGGGCTTCGAACCCTAACAACACCACAAGCCCCGCCTAGTGCGGGGTTTCTCTTATCCGAGGCTCGCCAATGGCGGGCCTTTTTCTTTGGGCAAAGCCCATCAACCCAGCCCAAGGGGCAAAGCGAATGAGTGAGATCGACACCAACTCCGACGAGTTCAAGCAGGCCGTACAGGAAGCCGTCGCCGAAGTGACCGAGGGTCTTAAGGCGAAGAATGCCGAACTGCTGGGCAAGATCAAGAAGCTGCAAGCGGGCGCGACCATCTCGCCCGAGGATCTGGCAGCGGTCGAGGCCGAGCGGGACGAGTACAAGGCCAAGCTCAACGAAGCCACCAAGGCGCTGACCAAGGCCCAGAAGGCGGCTGAGGAAGCGACCAAGCGGGCAGCGGAGATCGATTCGGCCTACAGCCAGTCCATCGCGGACGCGGCGCTCACCGAGGCGCTGACCAAGGCGGGCGTCACCAACCCCGTCCACCTGAAGGCGGCCAAGGCGCTACTCGCCAGCCAGCTCGCGGTCGTGGACGAGGACGGAAAGCGCGTCGTCAAGGCTGGCGACAAGGCGGTCGCGGATTTCACTCAGGAGTGGGCATCGGGCGACGAGGGCAAGCACTTCGTCACCGCACCGGATGCCTCTGGCGGCGGCGCTCAGGGCGCGGGTCGCACCCCCACCAATCCCACGCAGCTCCCGCCCCCGGACGACAAGGCCGGGCGTGTCGCCGTCATCAACGCGCGACTGGCGCGAGCCGCCAACGTCATTGAGGAATAAGAATGGCTCTTAGCAACATGAAGGTCTTCAACCGCGAGGTGCAGACCGCCACCATCGAGACTCTGGCTCAGATGGTGGACAAGTTCAACGCCGCTTCTGCGGGTGCGATCACCCTGACTACCCAGGGCTTCGAGGGCGACTACCGCTACGAGAACTTCTGGAAGTCGATCCACTCGGCCCGTCGTCGCGTGGATCGCTATCTGGCGAACACCGCCACCGCCTCGACCGCCCTGGAACAGCTCCAGGAGATCGGCGTCAAGGTCGCGGGTGGCTTCGGCCCCATCGTGTGGGAGCCGGCCCAGCTGACCTGGGTGCAGAAGTCGCCGGCTGAGGCGGTCGAGGTCATCAGCCGTAATCTGGCCGAGGCCATCGTGCAGGATCAGCTGAACACCGCGATCGCTGCTGCCGTGGCTGCCACCGAGACCGGCGGCGTTGGCGTGTCGATGTACGACGCTGGCACCTCGGTCATCTCGTACCGCCACATCAACCGTGCCCATGCCCTGTTCGGCGATCACAGCCAGCTGCTGGTCTGCGACATCATGGACGGCACCACCTACCACGAGCTGATCGACGCCAACCTCGCCAACGCTTCCAACCTGTTCGAGGCTGGCAACGTGCGCGTGGTGGATATCCTCGGTCGCCGCGTGGTCGTGACCGACGCCCCGGCCCTTCGCGAGTCGCCGGCTACCACGACCAACGACGCCAAGATCCTCTCGCTGGTGGCCGGTGGCGTGACCGTGTACGACGGCTCGGATCTGGTGACCAACATCGACCAGCGCAACGGCAAGCTGCGCATCGAGACCACCTTCCAGGCGGACTACAGCTTCGGCGTGGCCCTGAAGGGCTACCAGTGGGATGTCAGCAACGGCGGCAAGTCCCCGACCGACATCGAGCTGGCGACCGGCTCGAACTGGGACAAGGTTGCGACCTCGATCAAGCACACCTGCGGCGTGCTGACCCTGTACGAAACCAAGTAAGACAAAGGGGCCGGCTTCGGTCGGCCCCACTTATTCATGCTGACCGACCTCCCCGACAACTGGCAGCACCGCGACATAGCGGTAGCGCTTGGGTTCGTCACGCGGTTCGGTCTGGCAATCGACGGCGGTGCCCATCGTGGCACTGTCACCGCCCAGCTGCTGCGCCGCTTTGAGCGCGTGGTGGCGATTGAGCCGGGCCCGCTGGCTGAGCGCATCCCGGCTGCGGCGGAGGTCATCCGTGCGGCGTTGGGCGACAAGCCCGGACGCTGCGACATGCGGGACGGCACGGAAAACACCGGTCAGCGCCACGTGGTGCCCGGTGATGCGGTTGACGTGATCACGCTCGACTCCCTCGGGCTGGCTCCGGACTTCATCAAGCTGGACGTGGAGGGCTGCGAGTACGCGTCCTTGATCGGCGGCGAGCAGACGATCCGCACGTACCGCCCGGTGATCATGCTGGAGGATAACGGCCTGTCGGAACGCTACGGCGTGGCCCGTGGAGCCTGCCGCCAGCTTATGGAGTCGTGGGGCGCCCGCTGCGTGGCAATCCGCAACAAGGACGAAATCTACACATGGTGATTGCGTGTGTCCTGCGCTCGGGCGGTGACTTCGGCCCGGAGCATGTGCAGTGGCTCGCCAAGCAGGTTCCGGGGCTGGTCTGCCTGTCGGATGTTGAGGTGCCGGGAGTCCAGACGATCCCGCTGCGCAACGACTGGCCGGGTTGGTGGGCGAAGATGGAAATCTTCGACCCACGCGTGCCTGGCGATTTCTTGTACCTCGACCTGGACACGCGCGTTGTGGGCGATATAGCGGACATCGCGAGCCGCAAAGAGCTAACGCTACTCCGCGACTTCTATCGCCCGAGCAAGCTGCAGTCGGGACTCATGTATCTGCCAGAGGCAGCGCGCGCCGAGACGTGGAGCCGCTGGAATCCGCAGCACATGCGCATCTACCGCGGCGACGGCGAGTTCCTGCACTCGATCTGGAACGGCCGAGCTCGTACGTGGCAGG